CACCTACAGTTGGAGCTGAAATCACAACGATTTCTAGTGGAAAATTAAAAATTGGTGCGTAATAGAAAGGAGGATATAGAATAATGATGAGATTTAGTACAGAACATTTAAGAAAAGTTTTTGAAGATGCTGATAAGTATGAAAATTTTAAGAAGCTTACATACAATTTAAATCACGGAATTGATATTTATGAGTACGATGATGACGGAAACCAGAGAAAGGTTTCTAAGCACGAAGCAAACAAGGCAATCCGTAAAATTATTATGGAAGTATGTGACCTTACTGAAGATGATCTTAGATCCAACAAGAGACGTGAAAGAGCTTTAGAGCTTCATCACACAGAAGTATATGAGTTACTTGAGTCTGATATTGATTTTAAGGTAGATACAGCATTTAAGGAATCTGAGTGGTTTAATGATTTTGTAGATATGAGAAATGTTAAACTTGGTGACGAGGAAGAGTTCTGGTCAAGAGAAAAGGTTATGCTTGCTGTTGCTGAAATCAGTGGCGACCATCATGATCTGACTTTACAGTACTTAAATGAAGGTACAGCACACAAGATTCATACTAAGAAGTATGGTGTAAAGATTGGTAAGGATATTGATCTTATTTTACTTGGACGTATTGATTTTACAGAGCTGACAGATAAGATTGCAGAAGCATTTGTATATAAGGTTCAGGAACTTTGCTATACAGGAATTTATGGAGCTGCTGCTAAGTTACCTAACAACTCTCAGTTTGTAAAAACAGGTGCTTTATCTGCTTCTACAAAAGACAAATTTGATACACTTCTTGAGGATATTGGAACAGCCAATAGCGCAGAAGTTGTTATTATGGGTACAAAGACTGCATTAAAGAAACTTAATGGTCTTACAGAAGTTGATTGGAGAAGTTTATCTCAGAAGGAGGATGTTGCTAAGACAGGTCGCCTTGGTACATATGAGGGAACAGAACTCATTGAGATTCCTCAGAGATTTGCTTTCAATGATGTAACAAAGAGACTTATTGACGATAAGAGACTACTTATCTTTGCAAAGAATCAGGAACAGTTCGTGTGGTTTACAGATAAGGGCGAAACTCAGATTTATGAGTCTGGTACTCAGAAGGGTGAACACGCTGATGACTTCCAGAAATATGAAGTTCAGAGAGAAATGGGTGTTGAGGTAGTATTACCACAGTACTTTGGTCAGTGGACTCTTGAGTAATAAATAAAATTGAGTGGTTAGATTATCTAGCCACTCTTTTTATATTGGATAGAAAGGAAAAAATAAATGGCATATACAAAAAAGACAACCACAAAAGCAGTAGAAAATACTAATACTGATGTGGCTGAAAAGAAATCAGAAAAAAAGAAGTTTGAGCTAACAGAAATGATTCCATGTGTGTCTCTTACCGCAGGAGAATTATTTTATGTTGGACTTAAATCAGATACTTTATATACATTTGCAGATATTGATGACGTTCAGGAAATTGAATTTAGAGATTTGGATTATGCAGCAAGGAAGGGTGACAAGATGATGTTTAAACCTCGTTTTGTTGTGCAGGATGCAGATTTCATTGCATTACATCCAGAACTTGATGATTTATATTCTACTCTTCACTCGACAAATGATTTAAGAGATATTTTAAAGATGACTCCTTCGCAAATGGAAAAAGCAATCTATTCTCTTCCAATTGGAGCACAGGAAGCATTAAAAACTATTGCAACAAGTATGGTTGATGACGGAACACTTGATTCTGTTAAGAGAATTCAGAAACTTGATTCTATTTTTGGAACAGAGTTACTTTTAAAATTGAATATGTAGTAAAGGAGGCTCACAATGACGCTTCCATATGAAACAATTTTTTCACGAACAAGAGGACGTATTTCAGATATAAAAGAACTCTCTCTTGACGAAAATGATCTTAATGAAACATTGACTGAACGTTTACGCATGGTTGCAGGTGATGAACGAGTTATTAGAAAATTCGCTTCATTTAATATGGATGACGAAATCCAACAAATTGAATTTGAGATGCAATATCCTGTTAGCGATTTTGCAGATAAGGAATATGTTATAGGATTATTCACTCTTGGAATGACAATTGAATGGTTACAACCACAGGTTGACTCTGCAAAATTTACTGCTAGAGCTTTAGGAACAAAAGAAGAAAAAAACATACAGAATCAATATAAAGATATGCAAAGTAGATTGGATACATTACAACATGAATTCAGTAGAAAACTTGCAAGTCATGGATATATTAATAACTCATATGTGCGAGGTGAATAACTATGGAATATATATATGGTTCGTTCACTAAAAGGCAAATTAAAGAAGCTGCACATGCAATGCATAATGATGTCCATAAGTTATTACTTTATAAGGATAATCGAATAGAAGAAAAAATATTTGAGAATGATGAAGCTTTTCTTATATTTTTCCAGAATGTCATGTTTAAATTTAGTGGAACAAAAACTCTATTTAATAACAATGGAATTATGGTCACATTAATGGCTACTTTGCAAGCTGCTTATGACGAAGTTACATCCGATGAGTTTGATTACATGACATTTCGTAGGGCTATTTTAGATAGTCACAATTACATTAAGCAGATGTTTGAAGGAGGTGTTGATGATGCCAAGCTTACAGACAGCACGGCGAATCGCTAACGCCAAAACAAATAATGCGAAAACTTTAGGTCAGATTTATAAAGAAGAATCTGATTTTTTGATGGAAGAAACTTGGGATAACAGTATCACTTCTAAGACTTGTTACATTTATGACTACTTTCATGATGACTTCTTCACAGATGAACATGGAATTACACGTTCTCTTGCTGAAGGTATGACTTATGAAAATACCAATAAGACAAAGATTGACGCAAAGTTTATTGTCAAATCTTATCAGTCAATGGACAAAGATCAAGTAGAATACTATCTTATGTTTCGTCCAAGTCAGCCTGTAAGATTCAATGAAGGTGATGACCTTTATTATTATGAGACTGATTTTAGGAAACGCTATGGAGCGACATTTCCGATAGGACTTTTCGTGGACGTTCCAGATGATAGAGGAATTTATCATAAGTGGATTATCTGTCGTGATGAACCTGCAAATCAGTTTCCAAAGTATCTGATTTTACCAGTAAATTACGAACTTACATGGATTGAAAAATCTAATGATAGGCGCATCAAGAGACGTATGTGGTGTTGTTTAAGACAACAGAATTCCTACACTATAGGCACTTATACAGACCGATATTTTACACACACAGATAATCAGGATAAAATATGGTTGCCAATGAACTCTATTACAGAGAAGTTTTGGTACACTTCTGAAGACTCTAAAAATATGCGTGTTGTAGTAAGTGCTTTAACAGAACATCCTACCGTATGGACAGTGGCCAAAGTTGAAAATTCAATGCCATTTGGTATTCAAAAGCTTACTATATATACAGCATTTTGGAATGAGCATACTGATTATGTTAATCTTGAAACAGGCGAAATGTATGCGAACTATTTCGATTCAGAAATCGCACCAACAGATCCATCTACTCCAACCACTCCCCCATCTTCTATTACAGCAAGAATTTCAGCATCCACCTCAACAATCAAAGTAGGTGGCTCTTATAAAAATCTTACAGTAAATCTATTCAATGATTCCAATGAAGATATTACAACTGAATATGTTGATGCAACTTTTACATGGACTTGCTCTATTGACGATGAAGATTGGACTGATAAAGTTACATGGCGAGCTGGTACAGAATACAATCAAAAGAAAGTAAAGTTTCCTAATGATACTTCTGCTATCGGCAAAATATTATCTGTTAAGTGTGAAATTGTTAAGGATAACTTGCCGATTGAATCTGAAATTTTGTCATTAGAATTAACTGAATAGGAGGTGTTATATGGAAGAAAAATTAGTTACAAAGGATGATTTGTTGAATAAACTTCGTGCATATAACAACACTCCTGATGATGAAAATATTTTATATAAAAAAAAGATAGAAAAGGCTTTATTATCAAATCCTTGTTTACTTTATGCACTCAATGAAAAAACGTTAGAGCCTGAACTTTTTGATGATGATGGTAATATCAATTGGGAATGGAATAAAGAAAAGAAGGAATACGACCCTCTTGGAGAATGGGATAGATATTTTTCAGATACAGCAGGCGATGGAAATATACTTCCGTATTTATTTATTCCAGACACTCAGACAAAAGTACGAAATTATCTTTGTTATCAAGTAAGTTTTCAAGACACAGTTAGATATCAACCTGGATTAAAAGAAACGTTGGTTACTTTTACTATTTTTGTCCATGGTAATGATAGGATGGACAAATTAACAGGTATTCCAAGACACGATCTTATTGCTTCTATTATAAGAGAACGATTTGCATGGTCAAATATATTTGGGATGCAAACGCACATTATATCAAATCGTGAATCTACTACGGATAACAATTACGTTGTTCGTACTCTTGTATTCCAACTTACAGACTTAAACAGTAAGGTTCAGACACCTTATGGTGGACAATCCCAGATGATGAACTATCAGTTAAGGCGGTGATATTATGTCACAGCAAAATACTGATATGCTAGATGGACTTCAAGCTGCTGTTATAGCCGAAGCCCAAAAGAAAAAAGAAAATATACAAGAATATAAATTTGATCCCCTTAAAATGTATTTTAGAGAAGATTACTTTGTTAAAGGCATTCGTATTGTACAGCCAACAATAGGTGATATTCTCAATATGGGTGAATCAAAATTTTATTCTGGTCTTTCGCCTTTTCTATATAATTCTACTTCTATTCGTGTAATGTTATGGGATTTACCACAACGAATAGATTGGTGCAAAGTTAAAGATATTGAAGTATTTGGTATGTTAAAAAGTATGACAGATACTGATAATTCTGCTATTCGATTGTTATTCCCAGATTATAGAATTGAATATATGCAGTTAATGCAGTTTCAAGAAAAAGATTCTGATAAACCTCAATTGTGTTTATATGATTCTGAAAATGATTTTATTTTAAAAGAATCTGAATATATGGAAATAGCTGAATATATCAGAACCTTGCTTAATATCCATCCAAAAATAGAAAAAGCAAGGGGAAAGACAACAAAACAATGGATGATAGATGAAGATAAAATGAATATGGCACAAAGAGATGAGAAAAATACTTCTACTCTTCTGCCACTTATATCGGCTTGTATAAATCACCCAGGTTTTAAATACAAGTTACAGGAACTTAGAGATGTTGGAATATATGAATTTATGGATTCTGTACAGAGATTACAGATATATGAATCTACTTGTGCTTTAATGAGTGGAATGTATTCAGGTATGTGTGATATGTCTAAAGTTCCAAAAGAGCAATTTAATTTTATGCGTAAATTACATGAATAGTTAGAAAGATTGAGCGATTTATATCGCTCTTTTTTAATACAAATTTTTATATTATAAGGAGGAATTATATTATGGCATTTAAACTTGGTGACGTAATTATTGACCGTCTTCAGTTCGGCTATGGTGCTACAAAGACAAAAGCTCTTTATGCATTGACACAGTTGACAAATGCAACTATTGATATCACTGCCGACTCAACAGATATTAAAGACAAAGATGGTAACTTAATTTATAGAAAGTATTCAGGTAAGAGTGGTGAGGTTACTGCCACTAATGCATTTATGAATCTTTCTGTAATTGAAGCTATTTCTGCTCAGGACGCTGAGATTGCTTCAGATTCTAATACAATTGTTATGCCTATCTTTAAGATTGTAAAAGCAGGTGAAACACTTGATATTACAGATGCTGTTGAGGATTCATTTATTGTAAATGCACTTTCAGCAAATGGTTCACTTGGAAAGGCTTATACAAAAGGTTCTGCTGCTTCTGCAACAGAATTTAAGGTAGATACAGAAACAGATCATAAGCTTACACCACCATCAGATCCAGAGGAAACACAGTACCTCGTTAAGTTTAAGAAGAATGTTAAGAGTGGTGCTAAGCTTACAATTTCTGGTGATAAATATCCAAAGGCTCATGAGTTATACTTCAAGGCTCTTGCAGTTGATAAATGTGAAATTGGAAGCTATCGTGGTTGCATTATCCATATTTCATCATTTATGCCAAGTCCAGAAGTAAGCCTTGCCCTTCAGGGTGGAGATTCACAGACAATGGATTATAAGGGTGCAATCCTTACAAATGCTTGTTCTACATCTCAGGATATGGTTGAAATCTATTTTGTAGATGAGGAAGAGGAAGTCTAATCTTTATACAACCAAAACATATTTAGAAGAGTGGCTTTCCACTCTTCTATTATATTAAGGAGATGAATGAATGAGCAAGAATGATTTAAGAACGTGTTGCGTTTGCCATAAAGAGTATTCGTTTTGCCCAGTTTGTAATCCAGAAGACAGATTTAAACCTACATGGCATTTTGCTTATTGTAGTGAAAATTGCAAAGACATTTACAATATTACTTCTTCATTTGAAGATGGACGTATGACAGATATTGAAGCAAAAGCAAAATTAGAAAAACTCGATTTAAGCAGGAAAGAATATTTTGGCGAAAGCTATAAGAATTCTATTGCTTCTATTATGAAAGCAAAAGCACAAGTTATTAAGAAAGAAAATAAAAAGACAGAAGTTAAGTCTGTCAAAAAGGATATTGTTACAAAAGTCGAAAATGAGGCTGAAAGTAATGTTGAATAGTGATTTTTAAATAAGGGATTATAACATACCGCTATTCACTGTTGTAATCCCTATTTTTTACGTTATTTATATAAGGGATAAAAAGGAATGATTAAAACAAATTTAAAACCAAGAGATTATTCAATATATGAAGTTGTAAGAATAGTTAATCCAAAGCAATATTTGTTATATATATCAAAAATGGCGTATATCCAATAGATATGTATACGAGTATTGATGCGGATACAACCAACATTATTTTGGCAGTTGTATTTCTTAAAGAAGAAACAACAGAAGTCTATAAAAAATGGTGCAATCATGAATTAGTATGATTGATGTGATGTATTAAGACAATTAAATAAAGTTATAGTATAAGGAGGATTAAAATTATGACAGATTTATCATTTTTAACAAATTTTGCAGTACCGATTATTGTTGGTATTTGTTTATGTATCGGCTATGTATTAAAAAATATTGTTACAACAGATGCAGTTAATAAGTATATTCCTGCAATTATGGGTGTGTTAGGTGTTGTTTTAAATATTTGGATGAATATGGCTTTTACACCTGAGATATTACTTGGCGGTCTTGTCTCTGGTCTTGCTTCTACAGGTTTATATGAAGCGTTCAAGAATTTTTTGAAGAAGTAAGAAGGGATGGTACATATGAGTGGGAGCTATAGAAAAACTTGCACAAATTGATTATTTATTAGTCATTCTTGGGTTCTTTGCCATCTTATTTGCAGCTAAGGAAATTATTGAAATATTCAGCTATTTCAAAAAAAAATATCGCATTAAAACAGGAAAGGAAGAGGATAAAGAAATTGTTGAAAATCGTATTAAAACGCTTGAAAAACACGACAATTGGCAGTATCAGGAAATTTTAAAAATATCTAAAGGTATAGATGATATTAAGGACAATCTTGTACAAAAAGAGATATCTGATATTCGATGGGAGCTTCTTAATTTTTGTTCTGCTCTTACGGGTGGGCAGGATTATAATAGAGAAGCTTTTGAACATATTTTTCGGACTTATGAGCAATATGAAAAAATACTTGCTGATAATCATATGACTAATGGATATATTGTAGAATCAATGAAAGCTGTTAGAGAAATATATCATAACAAACTTGTTAGTGGTGATTTTAGGTAATTTAGCCATAATCTTCATTATATCACATATTGTATAAACCAATGTTTATTAAATTTCAGTTATTCTATGTATAACAAAATTTTTCTTGAGAATACTTATGATATGAAGAATAAAGTTGGCGAATATAGATATAAGCAAAATATAACATTAAAGGAACTATCTCAGAGAAGTGGTATTTCTGCAACCACCCTGTCAAAAATTGAAAACAATCAAACTAATGATATTCTACTTAGTCACGCTATTACTTTATCTCATATACTAAAAGTTGACTTGTACGAATTATTTTGTATAAAGAGATAGGAGGAATCTAACATGATGATGTACTTTAATTTAATTTGTGAAGAAGTTGAACTAACAGGTGGAAAAATTATCCATATTGATATTAATATTGGCAATATGGAAGAAGTACACAAAGTCGTACTTGATAATATTGATAAATATCCCAACGCTAAGTGGGAGCTATACCCAATGTTTGTTTGTGCGTAATTACATATTTTATTTTATGAAAGAGCGATTTCATACAAGATCGCTCTTTTGTTATATCTTTATATTAATAAGGAAGAAACTCATAGAAAATTAAAGTGCTTTTACCATTATCTAGTCATATGGTAAGGGCATTTTTTAGTTAGGGCAGATGACTAGACTGCCTGCCCTTAATCAGAAAGGAATGAATAATTATAGCAAAAAATATAGGTAAGGTTTTTGAACAGAATTTCAAAAAATCGTGTCCAGAAGATATATTAATTTATCGCCCTCCTGATGCTGCTCAATCATTTGATATGAGTTCAAAGCTAAGATTCAGTCAACATAGTCCATGTGATTTTATGATTTTTAGTGGTGACAGAAATACATTTTGGACATTAGAATTAAAGAGTTTCGAAGGTTCTTGTTCGTTTGAACGAACTAAAGAAGATAAAGGAATTATACATCACTATCAAGTAGAATCATTAAAGAAGTTTTCTACTTATAAAAATGTTTGTAGTGGGTTTATTTTAGATTTTAGAAAAACAGGTAATACATATTTTCTTATGATAGATGAATGGGATGGATTAATAAATTCTTTATCTAAGAAAAGTTTCAATGAAAGTGATTTATTGAAATATTGTAATCCAATATTGATTAATAAGAAAAAATTAAAAGTGAATTATCGTTATGATATAAATAAGTTTCTTAACGATACAAGATTATAAAGGAGAATATTTGAATATGAAGAAAATAATGAAGCTTTACGAAGCAACAAACATATATGAGATAACAAAAGGCATTATAGAGAACAACGACTCTAACATTACATCTCTTTCTAAGTTTAAGCTACTTGGCATAATAAGAAGTTTTTCTGGTATCTATACAGATTACGATCAGACAAGACAGGATCTTATTAGGAAATATGGTGAGCCAGTTCTTGATGATGAAGGCAATAAGACAGGAAATATAGAAATCAAGAAAGACTCCGAAAATATGGATAAGTTTGTTGAAGAGATGAATATACTCAGAAACCAGAATATTGATGTGGAATTTACTTCAATGACCGTTGATGAATTGTTTAGTTTAGGACTTAGCGCAGAATTATATACTATATTTATGCCTATTGTAGAAGAATGATTTATAAAGGAGAAAAAGGATTATGAATAAAATAACAGTTAAAGAATTTGTTGAAGGATATATAAATTGTACAGATTCATTAAAGAAAAGATATATACAAGAAAAGTTAAAGGTTATATCTTATATTCCTATAAATGTTAAAGATGCTATTGCAATAGTTATTACAGATAGAACTATGTTTGAACAGGAAAAATATACAGATAAAGATGGCGAAACGAAGTTCCGAAAAACTGACAATATACATGTTAATTCATTTGTTCAGTATATGTTATTTGTTAGAGAAGTTATTGAGAAGTATACAAATCTTATTTGTAGTGATGATGCTAATTTTATGACAGATTATGACTTATTAAAGTCTTCTGGGTTACTTGATAAATTAATGATTGGTGAAGTTATAGATAGAAAAGATATTCCATCACTTATTCCTGCAAGTGAAATATCTGAAATAAAAACTCTTATTGATATGCACAAGTCTGATATTATGCAGAATATGTATGAACCACACGCATATGTTAGTCGTCAGGTCGAAAGATTTGGAGCTTTAATTAATACCCTCGTTGAACCTTTTATGGAAGCTGTGCAGAAGAAAATTGCAGATATTCCACAAGAAGATGTACAGAAGGTCGTTGAATTTGCTAAAGCTGGTGGATTTAAGGAAGTGGAATAATGATAGGTGGAATATTATACGGACTTCTATGCGGATGGATTCTTACATTATTCAATGTAGATGAAATTTGTATTGAAGTGTTGCAACCAATTATTCCATTTGTATTAACTATTGCACATTACTATTTTGTGTTTGGATTAGTTGATATGATATATGGAATAATACATAATTAATAAAAGAAAAATAGCACCGTATTTCTACGATGCTATTTCCCTTCCATAAACATAACCCTTCTTTGGTAAATAGATAAATGTTATTTATTTAAGAAGTTACAATTAGCCAAATTGCAATGTCTTTTTAGATAGGATAAAATGTAATGGATTTTGTTTGCTTGTTCTGAATCCAATTATATACACTATATGTAGTGTTGTCAAGAAAGAAAATACTTTCTCTACTTGTTTTATTATACCTCAAGAACCTATGTAAATATAGGGTTTATAATTATAGTTTTGTGTAGAAGAAGGTGGCTAATCTTCTTCACGTTCTATCAAATTCACAATTCAAGTAGGTACTTGTATTTTTGTAATATATTTAAACCATATTACTTTTTCTTATTGTCTCTGTAGACTGTATATGCAAATCCTAAGACTGCAACACAGGCAGAAACTAATGAACACGCAAACTCCATTTCAGTTTCTCCTTATCTACCTATACTTACCACAGATGTTAGTATGATTATATCATAAATACAATAAAATAAAAAATAATAATTTAATTTTAGGCTCTATACGTGTCATAGCGTATAGAGCTTTTCTTATGGAGAGTGGTTATACTGCTCTCCTATTTTAGTGTAAAAATAGTGAAATTATAGTGAAATTTTTGGAGGTGATTAGATTGGGACTAAATAAAGACACTATTAAATATTTGGAGAAACAGGCTCAGAAAAAAGCTTCCGAATTGGCACACGAAGCTCAACAGAGATTAACAGATGGTTATGTGTCGTTTATTGATTTATATTATAGCGATTACACACCACAACAGTATGTAAGAACACATAACTTATACAGGTCTTATAACAAATTTTATAAAAATAGCCACGGTACTATTTTTTATGGTGGCGTTGAAGTAACACCTGAAAGAATGTTTGATAACTATGACCAAATTACACCTTCAGATCTTATGTCGGAATTTATTTACAATCCGAAAGGTACTTATCATGGTTGGTATAACATTCCTGCTAGTTTCAGTGTGTATAGAGAAATACATAAATATCATGAACGGTTAAAGGATGAATATAGAAAGCGTTGTACAGTTTAGAAAGGATGTGAATAAATGGCTAATTCAGATATTATTAAGATTGGTTTTGATTATAGAGCTAGTCTTGCACAATTTGAAAAGGAAACAAATGGTGTATTCGATGGTATTAGTAATAAAGCTGGTAAACAAAAAATCACAATTCAATTAGATGCAAAAGATGATAAAGTAATTGATAAAATTAAGGAATTGCAGAAACTCAAATTAGACAAGTTCACATTCGAGTTTGGTAATTCTGGATTAAAAGAACAGCTACAGACATTTGATAAATTAGAGAATAAGATTAATGAGATTATTAGTTTATCAAAAGGAATTGACTTATCATTTAATACCAAAAATAAGACAGATGCTTATAACCAGTTAAAAAAATATGCAGATGCTTTTAAAGACTATTATGGTAATGAAGAAGCAATGGCTACCAATGCAGGTGCAAAGGCTGGTTATGCGTACTACAAAGCCTATGAAGAAGCATTGCGAAAAGGTGTCGCACAAAGTAAATTAGAAAAAGTAACTATTGATTTTGATGTAAACGATTCATTTTTCAGTAAAGAGAGAATCGTAGGAAATAGAATTAAAGACTTTGAAAATTTTCAAAAGTATGGTAATGCAGATGAAAGTAATTTAATTGCAGAAATCACATCACTAGAAAATCGACTTTTGAAATTTAATTCTGCTTATTCTCAAGTAAAAGCTAATTTAGGCGATGCACCAATTACACCTGAAATCACAAAAAACATTGAAGAATATGTCAGGTTATTAGAAGTTGCAGAAAGCAGAGCAAAAGATGCAGAATTATTTGGTTATTCAAGCGAAGATATCAATTCAGATAAAGATCTTGCAAATATGTATCTTGACTTTGCGAAAGAAGATGCTACTGCTGAAAATAAAAATATATTGAATCATTAAAACAAGAAGAGACACAAGCCATTGCTACTGCTGAAGCTGAACAGAAATTAGCAGAAGCTCAAAAGGAAACAGTTTCTAATACTTCTAATTCAAATAATTCTCAAATTGAAGAGTTAAAATCTGATATTCAAGAGGTAAAAACTGAACTTGGTGATGTAAAAGATAGAATTTCTTCTATTGAATCGAATGGTTTTGAAAATGTACGAGATGATGTTGAAAAGACAAAGGAATCTGTAAAAGAACTTAATAGTGAACTTACAGAAATGAAATCTAACCTCTCTTCTACTTCACAAGAATCGAATATTTCATCTGGAAATACAAACCCACCTAATCCACCTAAAAAGGATAGATACGCAAAACGAAGGAAAATATCTGAAGAAGATTTCTTAAATTACTCTCCTAATAGAATTAATGAAAAATTATCAAATTCTGGATATACAATTCTTGGTGAAACTGTAAACACAGAGCTTGTTGATGGTCTTGTAAAGGTAAGTGCAAAAATAAAAGATGCTGATGGCGCATGGAAATCGTTTTCCGCAAAAGTCGATGCTGATGGTAATATTTTTGAACAGCGTTTTAAGACTGTAACAAATGGTGTAGATAAATTAGAAACGGCATTACAGAATTTTGGTCGTGAAACTGCTCCTGCTCTTACATATCAAGAAACCTTAGATAAGGCTCAGAAAATCAAGAATAGTTTAAATCTTGGTGATGAGTATTCTATCAAGGTTGATAGTAGTGAATTTGTAACCATTACTAAAAAGTTGACAGATGTTGAGAACGCAGGTTCTTCTGTTACTCAGACCTTTAAATCTGCACAAGATGCCATTGATAACTTTGGTAAAGCTACATCTAATTCTGCCGAAAAAACAAGCGTTGCGTTAAAGAGTGTCAAAAGTAATGTCAAAGAAGTAGTTGATGAAACCGAAAAACTTGCAAACGCTCAAAAAGAACAGAATGCCAATGTAAACCTTAATAAATATGATAAACAGTTAGATTCTTACAATGGTAAGGTTGATAAATATCAAGCCACTATTGCAAGGTTTAATGATGGTGGTTGGACAAGTGATACATATTTAAAAAATGTGCAAGCTGTACATGATGCGGTTAAACAGTACGCAACTCTTCTGGACAATATAAAGACTAATCAAAATGGTATCGCTAGTGATGAGGATATTCAGAACTTAGATAAGTATGAAAAGAAAATAAAAGATACTATCGCTACTGTTACTAATATGTCGGCTTCTGAGAAGGGATATAACTTTGTATCGGCTCAGAAAGAATTAGACAAGATTCACAAGCTTCTCAATGAAAATAGTAAAATGTCTTCTGAAGCAAAAGCTAAGATTAAATCTTACTATGCAGAAATTGAAAGTGGTAATCCTAGCATGAGTTTGGATAGAATTCATGGCGAAATCATGAAGATTTATAATGCTGAAGTCGAAGCTGGTCGTGCTGGCAGAAGTTTCTTTGATACATTAAAGAATAGTGGATTCCATCAATTAGCTGCTCAGATGGCAGGAATGTTTGGTGTGTATGATGTTATTAATGAATTGAAGCAGGTTGCTTCTACTGTTAGAGAATTAGATACTGCATATACCGAAATGCGTAAAGTATCAAATGAATCTGCACAGTCATTAAAGAATTTTCAGAAAGAAAGTTTTTCTACCGCTGACTCGGTTGGTACTACTGCTCTCGCATTACAGGATGCCACAGCAACATGGATGCGTCTTGGTGAGTCATTGGATGAAGCCAAGGAATCGGCAAAAGATGCAACAGTTTTATTAAATGTATCAGAATTTGAAAATATTGATGAAGCAACGGATTCATTAGTTGCAATGTCACAAGCTTATAAAGAGCTTGACAAAATGGAAATTATTGATGTCCTGGATAAAATCGGCAACGAGTATAGTATCAGTACCAATGAACTTTCAACAGCATTGAAAGATTCGGCTGCTGTATTAAAAACTCAAGGCAACGATCTTGCTGAAAGTGTAGCTCTTATTACTGCTGGTAATGCCATAACACAGGACGTTTCTAAAACCGCAGGTGAAACATTGCCTGAAAGATATAGAAATATATTTTATAGAACATATTTAACTGCAAGGGCAGCCTAAAGCTCTATGCCACAATATAGAGGAAACTACTATATGATGGATTCAAAAATTAGAGATATTACAATGGCTTGTTTGCAACGAAGTACCCTAACGTATCCCGTAGACCATACGGTACTTGAGTCGAGGGTAAACGCTCAACGATCATTCTCCGATGAGGAGATTCAGACTTGTGAATAAAGGTGGAAATCCTGAATATCTGAATCATAAGAAGTACGGCTTAATCGCAAATGAAGTCGGTGAGAACCCGTCAAATGGAAAAGGTATGTTCCCTAATGCATAGCAAGGGAATAAGACATGATCTGTTACTCTTCCGAAAGGTAGAGAGATACTATTATACATGAGGAATAAAAGGAATGAAGAAATTCGATAAGGAGTATTCAACTCAATTTTCTCCTGAAAAGGAGTATTTATTACAACATGGTATTAAACCATCTTTTGTAAAAGAAATAAATGAAGTAACTACATATAAGTATACGAAAACGTCAGAGTTATTTAAACTACTGGCGATTTTTTATGCGTAAAATTAGAAAGGAACAGATAATATATGGGTGATAGTAAATTGAAATATACAACAGAATATTTAAAAGAATTATGTAATGAAAAAGATTTAATTTTAGTTGGAATAGATAATAAAGAAGTAAACGGTAAAAATAGACGTTGTGCTTGTATTTTATGTAATAAACATAAAGAAAAAGGAGTACAATGGATTCCTGTTGAAAAAATAGGTAAGAATAAAAAGCCATGTCAATATTGTAATCATTCAAAATTAAAAGAGACATTTAAAGAGGAAATGACTATTATAAATCCAGATATTGAAATATTATCTGAGTATAAGAATTGGAACACAAAGGTAAAATGTAAATGTAAGGTATGTGGTCACATATGGGATGGCACTGTTTCATGTTTATTATATGGTAATGGATGTAAGATATGCGGACATGTAAAACGATGGGATTCGAGAGGTAGAAAAACAACCCAAGATATCATAAATGAAGTTTTAGAAGTATCCCCTGAAATTGAAGTGTTAGGTGAATATACAGGAAGTAATAATAAAATTTTATGCCGTTGTAAAAAACATGATACAAAATGGAAAATTCAAATACATACATTATTAAAAGGTGCTACCAATTGTGAAGAATGCCAATTAGAGAAAGCCAGAGAAAAGTTTGGGTTAAACAAGGAAGATGTGTATGCAAAAATCAATGAGATAAATCCTAATATTAATATATTGTCTGAATATATAAATATTAAAGAAAAAATGAAGTTTTATTGTAAAAAACATAATTATGAATTTGAAGCAGCTCCTTCTTCTTTTCTATATAAAGAATCATTATGTTGTCCAATGTGTATGTATGAAAATGATAGATGCACAAAATTAATTGATGATGATTTATATAAATATTATGTAGAAGATGTTCATGGGTATATTTATAAAGATAGAGAAGTTGTCAATGGGCATACAGTAATATCTTTCTTGTGTAAAAATCATATTGATAAAGGTATCCAAAAAGTACCATTTCATAATATAAAATCTTCAAAATGTTGTTGTAGATATTGTAACGGATATTTTAGAACTACAGATGAATTTAAAGAAATTATAAAAGAGAAATTACCAAATATTGAAATTACAGGCGAATACACATTAGCTGGTGAACGAATTGAATGCAGATGTAGAACTTGTGGACATGAATGGACACCGCTTGCATATAACTTGATGACTGGATTTGGTTGTCCAAATTGCAATGCTTCCAATTCTGAAAACAATGTAGGAAAAATATTGGATAAATTTCAGCTTAAATATGAACGTCAAAAAAGATTTGATGATTGCAAGGATATAAATACTCTTCCATTTGATTTTTATCTTAATGACTATAATGTTGCCATAGAATACGATGGTGAACAACACTATATGCCTGTTAATTGGAATGGTAAAATGTCAGACGAAGAACTAAATAGAGCATTTGAATTAGTTCAATCCCACGACAAAATAAAAACTGAATATTGTAAAGAACAAAACATTCAATTAATTCGTATTCCATATTGGGAAAAGAATAACATTGAATGTTTTTTATTTGATAACTTATTAGACTTAAATATATTACAAGAAGTATCATAAAAAAGAGAATAATATAATAGTATCTGATACAAGAGTTGCGACTTGTATCAAACATAAAGGGTGTTCGTACAATTAGTCTGCGACTCGCAGGAACTGAAGAAGCGAAAGATGAATTAGCTTCTTTAGGCGAAGATGTAGATGATTTTGTTGTACAAACCAGTTCAAAAACACAGCAAATAATCAAAGATTATACTGCTGTTGCGTCTAATGCATATCAAGGTGTAGATGTTTTAGATGCTAACGGAAATCTCCGTAATACATATGATATCCTTTTAGACATCGCCAAGGTCTATAAAGAGATTCAAGAAGAAGATAAAAAGGCTGGAACAAACCGAGCAAATGCTTTAGTAGAGGCTATTGCAGGTAAGAACAGATCCAACATTGCTTCTAGTATCCTGCTCAACCCAGAAATGTTAGAGTCTGTGTACAATTCTGCACTTGACGCAGACGGAGCGGCAATGAAGGAACTTAACTCTTACATGGAATCTCTTGATGCCAAGGTAGCACAATTCCAGAATAGACTTCAAGAACTTGAGTCTGACTTGGTAAGCTCTGATTTTCTGAAGGGTATAGTTGATTTTGGTACAGGAGCAATCCATGTACTAGATCAACTTATTGACAAATTTGGTGTATTACCAACTGTTATCGGTATCGGTGGTGCTGGTACAGGTATCTTTAAATTTATTAAGAATTTTGATTGGGTTTTCAAACCTTATATAAAAACTCTCTCCAACAGTTTTTAGTTGGTCAATCATAGATAAGAGAATAACATAATGGCGTTATAATCAAGTCTATGGATACATGGGATTCTTAATAAAAACTCTGCAAACACTTTAACGGAGTATAAACTATTACATGGAGGAATAAATGCTTGAATGCTTGGTAGCTTAACAAACTACCCACGGATCACATAGCAAACCGTAATCTATATGGTTATATTAGATGAGGTTGCGAAAGCAGAAAAAATTGTATATGTGGATATATGAGAATATCGAGGAGACTTGATAGGTGTCTAAGTATCATTAACAACGGGCAACGAGCAGGACGGTACTCTACATTTTTAATGTTGACCATATATAGAAATGAAAGGTCATATATAGAGAATAACTATATAAGAGAGCAATCCCCAACGACATACCCATCCTCTAAGTGAGTCATCGCCTTAAGTATGACATTCGCTTATAATGCATAGTGTACATTGCGATTTCGGAATTCAGTAATGTACTTGAGTGTGTGTTTAACTCAACTAGAAAATTCCAAAAAGATAACTTATAAAACAGAGAATAACAAAATAGGACTGTCGTGAGACAGCCCTACCGTTGGATTAAAAGGAGAAAAATGAATTACGACATATAGGAGAAAATATTAAAATTTTTTGCTCTTAGAGAACATTTGGGTTATATATTTAACTTTCTTATCAGAGAGTTCGTTATGTCTACAGATAAGAACTATTGAAATGAATTCATATGTCAACCAGATAAAGTAACATATGCCTCCACAACCCATAAGTTTTAAAATGGCTATAATAATATCAACCATTATTATAATTTCACCTCCCTTCTCTATAGAATAGAAATATAAATTAGGGGAATATGCGCCCAGAAAGGGCAGATTCATTTTTCCGAATGCCATAAAATAGACATTGGGACAACCTTCGGTTATAAAGTGTTATGGCGCACATCTATGTTGTTTCTCCAATGTCTATATTTTACCATTGTACAAAATTAAATACAATTCAGAACAGTAGTTTGTATTCTATAAGCCAATGTGTTTCGATATATATTCTTTTCTTTCAACTTCATTCATTGAGAAGAATTCTTTAAAGTCAATATCGAGTTTTATACAGTTACACTTGCATACTCTACATATATTTGTAAGATAATGTGTATATGTAACTCTGTGACAGTTTGGACAATAATGAATTTTTAGCATAATATAACTCCTTAGTATTTTTAAATTTACATTCAGATAAATTTCTTGTCAAGTACAAAATACTGAAACATATGTTCCGATAGAAATATGTAATATCTTGTCGTATAATTGTATTATCGGTATAAATTACCAATAAAATTGCAATTAGGAGATATTTATGAAACATATAATAAATTCTGGCATATATTCAGTGGATTTTAAAGGTACTAATAATGCTGAATTTAGTGGCACTCATCCTGCTTTAATTTTAAAGAGTATAAAAAATACAGAAATGTATTATGTAATTCCACTAACAACATATACTAAAGACAGGTGGAAAAAATATAGGAAATTATTATGTTGTAGAATTGTTTCAATTAATTCAATAGCAAGGATTGACAAAATATTAATACTTCATAAAGATAAAATCCCAAAAAGATGGCTTGAGAATGATGGACTATTAATTCCAACACCAAATGAAATTAGAACAGTTTATAATAGAGTATGTGAATATATATCATTATCAATCGAAAAATCACTTGAAGATTATAACAAATTTTATAAAAATTATGAAAAATTATATTATGATTTTATGAACTTATTTACATCTCCTTCCATTGACACAATAAAAAATTTCGATATAAGTAGAGATGAATCTTATATCTTTATAGTATATTCATTAAATAATGTAACAAATCTGTCATTTGAAGATGTTAAAAGAATATTGTGGTCAATAATAGGAAAAAGTGATGTTTCAGTAACATATGATAAAACATTGAATATAATAACAATAAAAATACACAAAAATAATAAAAACATATTGACTTTCAAAAAGTGGTATGATAGTATTAGATCAACAGAAGAGCACAAGTAAAATTGGTAAGTCTAGCTGTTTTTATGTGACATTTGTAGAAGGGTATTCGTTTTGAAGTAAAGCCAGCTACGCAATAAGTGATTTTAAAAAAGATTGGATAAACAATATCCAATCTTTTTTATTATAAACAACGAAGAGCAGGACTAATCTCCTGCTCTTTTACATTATAGTAAATTTTTAGATTAAGGGAAGTGATAATATAGATAATAATACAAGTGGAACAATAGGAACTTGGAAGATAATTTCAAGTACTATTCAATGTGGTGAGATATTTTGTAAAAAAGATAGCGAATGTTACACAATGATATTAAATGATATTCGTGATAAATTATTTTTTAGAAAATATCCATTTTTTAAAAATATTTTATATTTATGTAAAACACTGGACTTTAATATTAAAGTATACAATGATGATATATTAAGAGGGTTATATTTCAAACCCTCTTATTAATATATTCTCACTACTCTTCTATCATCTTCCCTTATCTAAAAATCACTCCTACAATTATTGCAGTGCCATTGTTTCTTAACCTTTTGTGAGAATATACCAAACATTGCTACTGATGTTGCTTTTGATACTCCTGATATTTTCTTACAATTTGTTGAATTACAATATGGACAATGAACCTTGTTTAATAATTCCTGTGCCTGTGCGTTGGCTTGATATCTTCTGGCTTGTTCTAGTTGTTGTTCAAATTCTTTTTCTCTTTTTTCTTTTACTTTATGAATTGTTACATAATTATCTAATATTTCTTCCTTAGTTTTTCCACTAGGAACAAAATCATCAGAAAGTTTACTATTTTTCTTTTGATAATAAATATATCCTACAATAATCGAAATGTAACAAATGGTTATTATTAAAGGGAAAGGTGTTCCATCTTCTATTAATCCAATAAATGATATGATTAAAAATAGTAAACCTAATATACACCCCCCAACCATTAATATACCTTTGCCTGATTTGTCATCATAATTATCATAAAAATCGTCATTTTTATTACTCATATTACTATCCTCCTTTTTCGTTATATAATATTATATATTATTTATTTTAACAAAGCAACTAAAGAAACTTGGAGAGAGTTTAGATGTTTTAAGTAAGATAAATACTGTATCATTATTCTATAATAAATTAGGTGATGGTTTTAATGATGAAGCAACTTTAATATATAGGTACTCAAATGCACTTAAAGACAATTCTGTAGAAGCAGTAAAATTAGCACTCGCCCAAACTACTTTAAATGAAAAGCAAATTGAAGGAATATTAGCTAATAAAGGACTTACAGGCGAAACGCTGAAAACAACTGCTGCTGAATTATCGAGTGTTACTTCAACAAATGCAGTAGCTGTTTCACAGGGCGCAGCTACAACTACTACAATTGGTTTTAAAAATGCAATTACAGGTCTTGGAATATCGCTTAAAAAACTTGTTCTGGCACATCCATACTTATTAGCAATCGCAGGAAGTTTGGCAGCTATAAAACTTGGCATATGGGGGATGAATAAATTCCAAGATTGGACTAATGGAACTTCCGACATAAATAAATATAATAAAGCTCTGGAAGATTCTGAACAAAAAGTCTCTGATAATAATTCTCAAATGGAAGAATACCAGAATGAACTTTCTCAGAATAAAGATAAGTTAGAAGAGTTACAAAAACTTCAAAATAACGGAACTATTACAGAAGCTCAAAAAACTGAAATTGATAACCTTAAATACCAAAATGCTTTACTTGAAGAAAAGTTACAGAAACTTAAAGACATAAATGAGCAAGAAACAAAAAATCAAGCTCATGATGCAGCTGATAGGTTTAACACGGAATTCAATGAGGGTAATGATAAAAATCAAAGTACGAATGCTAACGATGTTATAGAAAGAGTTAAAAAAACTTACAGTAACACAAGTCCAGATGGTGAATCTACTGGTATAAATTGGAATGCTGCACTTAATGGCAATGAAAACGATGTGGGCGTTCAACAATTAGCTAAAATTAAATTAGCAACAGATGAATATAATCAAGCTGTTCACGATCTCGTAAATGGTGTTAATGATGTTACAGAAGAAGATGTTGAGAATTATAAATATACTTTAGACACTTTAACTGAAAATTTCGAGGGTAATAAAGAAAAATTATACAATGATTTAACCGATGGAATTAAAAAAATGGAAGCGGTTAAAGGAACTGATGATTTTGACCAACAGACATATGATAATATGCAATCTTGGTTAGAAATATTTTTAAACTATATTGGAGAATATAAGAAAGCTCAAGAAACGGTTGGTTTAACTCTAACCCAAACAATCAATCGTTTCAAATCATCTGAAGAATCTAGTCTTGATGAATTAAAGCAATCTTATCAAGATGCA